ACTTTACCGTAAAAAAACGTAATTGTTACCGGGGGCAAAACAGCGGTTTTCGGTAACTTTCGGTAACCCCCATCTTTAGATGGGGTTACCTGTTACCGACCGATGCAGCGCGAACTGACACCAACCAACCAAGCCAACCATCAAAAAAGTTATCCACAGGCAGATTAAGAAAATGACCAACCCAAAAGAGACACCAAACTTCGCCGCCTGGCGACACGACACTTTGGCCAAGTTCGCCGCCGAGGTCTACACCAGACTTCAAGAGGAGCAGGCCGCCAACGAACAACTTCGCCTCGACTTCAAAGATGCCATGCAGCTAGCGCGAATCCAAAACATGAAGGATAATGCAGCATGACCACGAAAACACACAAAGCAAAGACTGGCGAAAAGAAGCCAGTTAGAAGGCACGAGAACAAAGACGAGTTGATCGGCTTGGTTCTCTCCGGCATGCGTGGCGGTCTGAGCGCCTTCAAGGCATGCGAAGCCGCTGGTTTGTCGCAGAGCACGTTCAACCTGTGGCTGAATGAGGACGCAGAGCTGGCCGCAGAATACGCGCGCGCGCGCGAGGACTTGATCGAGCGCATTGCCAACGAGGTGATCGAGCTGAGTGATGCCGATGTCGGCATGCTGCCAGATGGCAAGAAAGATTGGGCGGCGGTGCAAAAGCATAAGCTCCAAGTGGATACCCGCAAATGGCTGTTGTCCAAGCTGGCCCCAAAGAAGTACGGCGACAGGCTGGAGTTGGCTGGCGATCCTGCCAATCCCCTGGTGCAAAGAATTGAGCGCGTGGTTGTCAAGGCATGACAGTTTTACAGCTTCCAACCCCTGAGTGGGCAGTGCCATTGCTAGACCCAAGCCGCTACAAAGGCGCTTGGGGTGGCCGGGGCTCCGGCAAGTCCCACATGTTTGCCGAGCTTATGATCGAGGCCCACATCATGGACCAGAAGCGGCGCAGCGTCTGCGTTCGTGAAATCCAGAAGTCTCTCAACCAATCGGTTAAGCGGCTGCTGGAGACCAAGATCGAGGCCATGAATGCCGGCGCTTACTTTGAAGTCCAGGATGCCGTTATTAAGTCCAGGAAGGCCGATGGCGCTATTATTTTCCAAGGTATGCAGAACCATACCGCTGATAGCATTAAAAGTCTTGAAGGCTATGATTGCGCCTGGGTCGAAGAAGCTCAAAGCCTGAGCCAGACCAGTCTCGACCTGCTGCGGCCAACAATCCGCAAGCCAGGTAGCGAGCTATGGTTCACTTGGAACCCGCGCCAGCATTCCGACCCGGTGGACTTCCTTCTGCGCGGCCCAACACCGCCCAAAGATTCGCAAGTCCTGAAAGTCAACTTCACCGACAACCCTTGGTTTCCACAAGTCCTGCGCGACGAAATGGAATACGACAAGCGGCGCGACCCAGACAAGTACCAGCACGTTTGGATGGGCGGGTATCTGACCAACAGCAACACCCGTGTGTTCAAGAACTGGCGCGTCGAGGACTTCGAGGCACCACCAGACGCAATCCACAGGCTTGGTGCTGACTGGGGTTTCGCGGTCGACCCGACCACTTTGGTGCGCTGCCACATCATTGGCCGCACGCTCTACATCGACTATGAGGCCTACATGGTCGGCTGCGAGATCGTCAACACGCCAGAACTTTTCATGCAGGTGCCAGAGGCCGAGAAATGGCCCATCGTGGCCGACTCAGCCAGGCCCGAGACCATCAGCCACATGAAGCGCAACGGCTTCCCCAAGATCATGACAGCGGTGAAAGGCCCGCGATCAGTAGAGGAGGGAATTGAGTTCTTGAAGAATTACGACATCGTGGTGCACCCCCGCTGCATTCACACCATCGACGAGCTGACGCTGTACAGCTACAAGACCGACCCCCTCACGGGCAAGATACTTCCAGTGCTGGAAGACAAAAAGAACCACGTCATTGACGCCCTACGCTACGCCTGCGAAGCCGTGCGACGTGCCAACACCACTAAACCGCAGACTTTCACCCCTTTGCCAAACCTAAAGCGTTGGTGAGACAATCGCGCAACCCCAAGGAACCAACATGGCCCGAATGAGCAACGAACAACGCCTCGCCAACCTGCACCAGGAAGCACTCGAGCAATTCGACGATGTGCAAAGCGCACTGCGCGACGAAAGATTGCAATGTTTGGCCGATCGTCGGTTTTACTCGCTTGCCGGTAGCCAGTGGGAAGGGCCGCTAACCGATCAGTACGAAAACAAGCCCAAGTTTGAAGTCAACAAGATCATGCTCTCGGTGATTCGCATCATCAACGAGTACCGCAACAACCGCATTACGGTGGACTACGTGTCCAAGGATGGCCAGGAAAACGACAAGCTGGCCGAGGTCTGCGACGGCCTCTATCGTGCAGACGAGCAGGCATCCGTCGCAGATGAGGCATACGACAACGCCTTTGAGGAAGCCGTCGGCGGCGGCATCGGAGCATGGCGCCTGCGCACCGTTTACGAGGACGAGGAAGATTCAGAAGACGACCGCCAGCGTATTCGCATTGAGCCAATCTTTGACGCCGACAGCTCCGTTTTCTTCGACCTTGGCAGCAAGCGCCAAGACAAGTCCGACGCCAAGTTTTGCTTCGTCGTCACCAGCATGACCCGCCAAGCCTACCAAGACACTTGGGGCGACGACCCGGCAAGCTGGCCTAAAGTCGTTCACCAGTACGAGTTCGACTGGTGCACCCCCGATGTGGTCTATGTGGCCGAATACTACAAGGTCGAGGAAAAGACCGAGACCATCCGCATCTTCCAGAACATCGCAGGCGAGGAAGAACGCTACACCCAAGCCGACTTCGACAACGACGAGACCCTAGAAGAAACCCTTGCGGCCATCGGTAGCCGGGAAGTCCGGCAAAAGAAGGTCAAGCGCAAGCGGGTTCGCAAATACATCATGTCTGGTGGCCGCATCTTGGAAGATGCCGGGTACATCGCGGGCAAGTGCATCCCCATCGTCGTGGTCTACGGCAAGCGTTGGTTTGTGGATAACGTCGAGCGCTGCATGGGTCACGTCCGCTTGGCCAAAGACGCCCAGCGCCTCAAGAACATGCAGCTCTCCAAGCTGGGCGAAATTTCTGCCCTGTCATCGGTGGAAAAGCCAATCCTGACCCCCGAGCAGGTCGCAGGCCACCAGGTCATGTGGTCCGAGGACAACCTAAAGGACTACCCGTATTTGCTGATCAACCCAATCACAGACCAAAACGGCAACCAAGCCGTTTCGGGTCCAGTCGCATACACCCGCGCCCCCAACATCCCACCGGCCATGGCCGCGCTCTTGCAGATCACCGAAACCGACATGCAAGACATCTTGGGCAACCCCCAGGGCGCAGACAAGATGGTTAGCGGCATGTCAGGCAAAGCCGTGGAGATGATCCAGACTCGCGTCGATATGCAAGCCTTCATCTACATGTCCAACTTCGCCAAGGGAATGAAGCGATGCGGTGAAATCTGGCTTTCCATGGCCAAGGACATTTACACCGAAGACAAGCGCAAGATGAAGACCATCGCGCCAACTGGCGAGGCTGGCATGGTCGAGCTGATGCAGCCAACCATCGACCAAGAAACAGGCGCGATGGTCATGGAAAACGATCTCTCCAGCGCCACCTTTGACGTGGTGGCCGAGGTCGGCCCATCCAGCGCCAGCAAGCGCGAGGCCACAGTCCGCGCCCTGACCGGCATGCTCCAGATCACAGCAGACCCAGAGACCCAGCAAGTAATCACGGCAATGGCCATGATGAACATGGAAGGCGAGGGCATCAGCGATGCCAACGCTTACTTCCGAAAGAAACTCCTGCGAATGGGCGTCGTAAAACCGACAGACGACGAGGCCCAGGAACTCATGGCCGAGATGCAAGGCCAGCCGCAAGACCCCAACGCCGTGTACTTGCAGGCCGCAGCCGAAGAAGCAACCGCCAAGGCAGCTCAAGCGCGGGCCAATACTGTGAAAACAGTGGCAGATGCTGAACTAAGCCGGGCCAAAACCGTCGAGACCCTCAGCAACGTGGACATGGATTCTCAAGACCATGCCATGAAAATGATGGAATCCCTCGTTTCAGCTGAGCAAATACAAAAGC